TCGGAAGTGCGAATGGGATTCCCCGAAGGGTGGAGCGAACTCGCGCCGTTGGGAATGCCCAGGTTCCTCAAATGGCAGCAACAGCATGGAGGATTTTAACATGGAAGTAGGACGCATCAACTTCGGGCCGGCAGCAGCGCCGAGCTTTCCAGAGGATGACCTTAATAGGTTAAGACGCCTCTCGGATTACCTCCGCGACCTAGACACCGACCGCGCAGAGCTACAGGAAGCCCTCGACGGGGTGATCTCTGATAACGAAGCCCTTCAAGCCGAGGTTATCAGGCTCAACCAACTCCTCAACGGGAAATAGTATGGCATCGAACCTCAACAAACTGCCCGAGGAAGAGTTGCTGAAACTCAAGCGCCTACGCATTCGGACTCCAGAAGAGTGGGTGGAAAGGCTAAACGCCCTCCCCGACTCTATCCGAGAGTTCGCCGCAAGGTTGGTATGGTGGGACTACTTCGCACTCCGAACGGTCGGGGAGAGGTGGCCCCACCTAGACGAGTATATCCGCAAGTTCACGACCGAGGAGGCACCCTACGGGCCTCTCGTAGAGGCGCTTATCGAACTCGGCTACCCCGAAAAGACCGCTTTAACCCGCGCAGATGACCCCAGATCAAACTAAAACCATGAGCAATAACACCGAACAAGATCCCCTCTGGCTACAACGCTGGAAACAGGAAGGCATCCGTTACCTTGGCAAAGACGGCAGCGGACACATTGACCACATGGATAGGTGGCAACAGGCTTTCCAAATCGGCTTCCTTGAGGGCGTGAAAAGCGCCGGCGAGGAGTTTGAGCTACCCCCAGGAGCTTCCTACATTGCGGCAGTCGAGCTAATAAATGAGGAGGAACGGGAATGAGACAAATGCCTGACCATTTTGTAGACGGGGTGACTTTGGTAATAAGTTACCGATTTGCAATTACTTACATCCATGCAGATTACCTTTTCTATAAAGACGGGAAATTGATCGGAACCAAAAGGTCTAATTCAGCCTACTTATACGACCTTAACCCTGGATCATTTTGCATGGGTAAATTTATGAGGTATATAACTTCAGAGGATAAGAAACATTTAAGGAATTTTTTAGGTTTTGAAGAAAACTGCCCTACCCCAGAAGAGATAACAGATGACCGTGGGTTAATTCTGTATAAGAGAAGGTTTGGTGATTTTGATTGGGCGAGAGTTGTTAGCGTAAAGGCCATACCAATAACAGTTTGCCCAACCTGCGCAACAGAGGGTTATCACCGATTGGATAATGTTACACGCGAGTCTTATGATTCAATCCCGGAAAACCTGTTTGATGTTCTGTATCAATACAGAAGATGTGAGGATTGCATGAAGTTAAAATACAGAGAAAGGGGAGCGTTAAATATAACCGCATTTGCATCTTGGTCAAATAGTCCTAGGCCGTGGAGACTTCGCTCTGCCCTTGATGATGGAAAAGACCCTCGCTCCTTCCTGTATGAGAAGAAGTCAAAAATACCCAAGGAGACAATCACAAAGAAGGTAGTCGGACATATCAAGAAGGTTCTCAAAATCCGCCCTTTGAGCAATTCAGAGAGGGATTTCTTCCGACTCATCATTGGGGCAAAGCAGTTAACTCAAATAGCATAAAACATAATGAACACACTACAAACATACGAAAACAACTTGGTCGGAGAATTAGTAACCCTTATCGCCAGGGGAATTGAGTGCTGGCAAAAGGCCGGCGAAATCGTCGTCAGAATGATTGACGAGCAGCACTACACCATCGAACAGATTGCAGACTCTTCCGAGTTCCTTACCGAAGACATCGTTTCTAGGTTTGAGCAACTCGGCAGGAAGCAGTTATCGCCCGGTTTATTGATCGCCGACTACCCAGCGGCAAAGCATCTGGTTAAATTGACCTTTTCGGAGCAGGAGCGCCTTCTCAACGGGTCGGTAGAACTCCTGCTTGAAGGCGGAGACACATTGAGTGTGGCGACAAAAAACCTCACTCCCTACCAATGCCGTCAGGTCTTTGATCGCAAATACATCAGGACTCTCTCTGCACAGAGGGCATGGATGGAGTCGGAGAAAGCAAGGGCATCATCCGCACCTATTCCAGAGATGGAGTATCCCTACACAATCCGAGCCGGCAAGATCCTAATCCCTCAAGCGTGTCAGCTTACCAGGCGGGATCTCAAGCGTATGCTCAACGAACTGGAGGACTAACAATGACCAACTCAAGAGCCAAAGGGTGCAGGGGCGAACGGGAATGGCGCGATCAGCTACGGGAAGCCGGCTTCCTGAAGGCCCGGAGAGGGCAGCAATTCTCTGGTGGCACCGACTCGCCCGATGTGGTCTGCCCAGAACTGCCAGATGTCCACTTTGAAGTAAAGAGGGTCGAGGCAGGCAACCCATACAACTGGCATGACCAAGCCAAGTGTGACGCCGGCAAGAAGATCCCCGTTGTCGCTCACAAGCGCAATGGTCGCCGCTGGCTTGTCATACTTGAAGCTGGACATTTCCTAGACATTTTAAGGAGGTCAGACCTTTGCGAGTCTAACGTCATTACCACGGTGGAAGATTACAAGAAAGCTATTGAGAGCATCTAATATCCGCTTGACCAACTAAACTAACTAAACTAATTTCAAACAAACGGGAGTGAAGTCCCTAATTATATGACAATTAATTTACGCCCTCGCTTCTGTGTGACCCGTATCATATCGGGAAACTTCACCACATCGAAGCGGGGGCTTTTGTTTTAATAACCATGTCTAAAAGAATAGCGATAAGCAAGAGAGTGAGGTTTTCTGTGTTTGCCCGTGATAATTTCACTTGTAGGTATTGCGGAAAACAATCCGATTCGGTTCCGCTGCATATTGACCATGTTATCCCGGTATGTCAGGACGGAACCAATGATGAGGCAAACCTAGTTACATCATGTGCAGACTGCAATCTGGGAAAGGCCGGCAAAAAGATAGACCAATCAGCGCCCAACGAAACCGATAGGTTGCGCTTGGCCCAAGAACTCAATGAGCAAATTATGGATGCCGAGAGGGTCAGGTCTTTGGTTAAGGGAAGGTCTGAAAGGAAGCAGGCAATGGTGGATTTTTGGTGTGAAACAACGGGGCGTGAAAGCGCCCACAAGGACACAATGACTGTGGTTTTTAGGTACGTTGAGCAATTTGGCGAAGAGATTGTTTTTGATTGGATTGAAAGAGCCGCATTGAAGTGCTGGGGGCATGGAACCAATCACGATGTGAATATGGGAAAATATATCAGCGGCATTCGCAGAAATCATCTTTTGGAAATGGAGGAGGAATAAAATGGCTAGAACACGACTTATCAAGCCGGCTCTTTTTGAGAACGAGGTTTTAGGTCAGATGGATGGTGATACCGTCCTTCTGTTCACGGGTCTATGGTGCATTGCTGACAGAGATGGTCGGATTGAAGACCGGCCTCTCCGCATCAAGGCGCAGCTCTTCCCGTATCGAGAGATGGATGTTGCCGGCAAATTGGCGCTTTTGGCCGATTCTGGATTTATTCAGCGGTACGAGGTTGACGGCGTGAAGTGCATCCAGGTCAACAACTGGCAGAAGCACCAGCGCCCCCATGTGAAGGAAAATCCATCCGATTTACCCCCTCCTAACAGAGGTAGTACCAACCCAGCACTGCCTAGGGAGTGCAATGCACAACCTAGGTTGTTACAAGAACGCCCTTCTCCCTTAACCCTTAACCCTTCTCCCTTAACCCTTCCTCCTTCACCGCGAGTTGTGGAGGAGGAGGTGAAAGTCGGCAGGGATTGGGCCGCAGAGTTCAATGCGTTCTGGGCTGAATATCCAGAATCGCGCAAAAAGAACCGCTATCGCGTCGAAAGCGCATGGTCGGCGCAACGTCACCACTTGCCACCAGAAAGCGAGCTACAGGCAGCATTACGAGCGTTTAAGGCATCACAGGATTGGAAGCGTGAGGGCGGAAAGTTCATCCCGGCTCCCGAAACGTGGATCATGGAACGCCGATGGCAGGACGCACCGGCCTACTCTCCCAAGGCTAAACCAGCGCCCAAATCAGAGGTGGACGAAGCAGACGCATTCGCATGGCGGAGGGAAGTCTACCCTGAATCCCTTGAGGTTCACCCTACCGCCTCAACCTTCCCCTTCTCCAAGTGGCCCGACTCCATCCGGGCAGAGTACCGCAACCGAAACAAGCAACTCCAATCAGCATGACCGACACACCCTTCACAGACAAACACGCCTCCCCCTGGGTGCCAGAACCGAACACCGACTGGGTGCCGGCTTACATGGTCAGGGAGCTTGAGCGCCTTCTAGTTCAAGTTTGCAAAAGACCAGCAGATTACCCGCTGATTTTAGATGTAAGAGAAAAATACGAAAAACTGATTAAATGAACACCGACACACCACGAACTGATGCCTGCCCTTTTTGCGGGATGAAAATCTATGCACTTCCTTGCGAAGGAGATGAAACAACTTATTGGAGTTGCGGGACTGATCTCGTTGAATCGTTTGGTTACGCTCGTTCTTCTGAATGCTACGAGAAAGAACTCGCCGCATCAAAGGCCGAGGTCGAGAGGCTTACTAAACTAATATCCTTGACACGCGACAAAACCAACCAGTAAAATTACCGCAATTATGGGAGTTAGCAAAAATCGTACAGTCGGAAAGGGCGATGCCCGTCACGACGACCTTAAGGCTTTCCAAAAAGGTATGGAGGCCATTAAAAAGCGAGACAACCCACTCACAGGCAAGGTCTTCCTCAAGAAAAACAACCGAACTGTGGTTAAATATGGCAACTAAAAAGAAAGAGAAGGCCATCATCCCGGTTGAACCTAAAGCGCCGGCAAAGTTAGGTCGCCCATCAAAATACTCTGATGAGCTTGCCTGCAAAATCTGCGAAAGGATCGCCGCCGGCGAATCTCTCCGACATATCGCCATGATCGAGGGAATGCCCTGCGTGGACACAATCAGGGAATGGGTAAGAGATAAGAAAGAGTTTTCCGCACAATACGCGCGCGCGAAGGAGCTTTCCGCTGATTCCTTCCTGGAGCAAATCCAAGAGATTGCCCATGACGGGCGAAATGATTGGGAAGTCATAGAATCCGAGCGCACAGGACAGGATCGCATCGTTCTCAACGCTGAAGCAGTCCAGCGCAGCCGGCTCCGGGTGGACACCTTGAAATGGGTCATGTCCAAACTGGCCCCCAAGAAGTACGGGGACAAGGTGGAGCATGAGGTGAGTGTGACCAACTACAAGGTGACTCTAGGTGGCGACTACTAAAGAAATCGAAATCGAGATCAAGCCCCGCAAGCAGTTTCGAGCCTTCTTTGAAACTGACAGGCGCTTCTCTGTGATCCTTGCCCATCGGCGAGCCGGCAAGACGGTTGCCTGTATCCAGAAGTGCTTTATCAAGTGCATGACCCACAAGCGTCCTGGGCCTCCCGTGCGGGTAGCCTTCATGTCTGGCACCTTCGGTCAGGTCAAGGACACGGCATGGGCCTATGCGAAGGACTACGCTAGGAAGGTGGGGGATTGCAGGGTCAATGAGTCGGAGTTGACTATTGAGTTCTCCAATAAGGCGGTGCTAAAGCTCCTTTCCTCGGAGAATGCGGAGCGCATCCGTGGGCAATACTTTGACCTGGTGGTGAGCGACGAGACGGCAGACTGCCCACCCAATGTCTTCCATTCGATCATCAGGCCGGCACTCGCCGACATGAAGGGGGATTTCTGCGCGATTGGGACGCCAAAAGGCAGGAACCATTTCTGGAAGATGTGGAACGCCGCCCTCAATGATCCTGATTGGTTCACCCTGCGGGTCACGGCAGATGAAAGCGGCATCATTGATCCCTCCGAACTGGAGGGGATCAGGAGGCAGACGCCCGATGCCATCTTCAGACAGGAGTTCCTATGTGATTTCTCCGTGGGTCGGATCGGTGCCATCTATGCGAGGTTGCTTGAGGATGCCCGTAATCAGCGCCGAATCTCCAATGACATCCTCTGGCACAAGGAATGCCCGGTCTACACTTCTTGGGATGTGGGCATGGCACTCAATCAGCGGGTGTGGTGCTGGCAGATCATCGGAGACAGGATCGTGTTCCTTGAATCCCTCTTCGGAGACCATGAATGCGGGACGCCTGCGGAGTGGGCAGAACGCTTGAGGAGTCGGGGATATTCGTTCGGCAGCCACTACCTCCCACACGACGCGGCAACAGCCAATGGCGGCCTATGGGAACAATCCCTACGGACTGCCGGCCTCATGAACATTGTGCCAGTACCAAGGCAGAACTCGGTGTGGGACGGGGTGAATAGCGCCTTGGAAGCCATGCCAAGGGTGTCCTTCAACGAGGAGGGCTGTTCCCTTGGTCTTGATTCCCTCGACCAGTACCATGCCAGGGCAGAAACCGATGGGACAACGATCAGGGATGTGCCTGTCCATGACCATGCCTCCCATGCCGCCGATGCGTTCTCTCTGGCATTTCAAGCGATCAAGGCCGGCCTTGTGGTGGATCGAAGCGCATTGCCACGGGGAATCCGCAAGCATGGTCGCCCGGATGTGATTATGGGCTTTAGGGGGTGAACTTGAAAAAAATGTTTCCTTTTTCAAGATGGCCGGCATATTCTGGCAACCCACCCAGAAAACATTCCGATGAAGATCAGCATTCACAGACTCAATCAGCGTCTCATCAGGGCGCGAAACCTACAAAAGCTGGAAACCTCCGAGTCCCGATGGCAGAGTGCCGTGCATGGCAACGAAGAAGACTCATGGAGGCAAGCGCAAGGGATCAGGCCGCAAGGCCACGGGAAGGAAGTCCGAGACAAAATCTATCTCCATGTTGCGCGCTCAATGGGAGAAGGTGGACAAGATCAGGGGAACGACAGCCAGGGGCAAATGGCTTGGGACTTTGGTCGATAGGGAGTGATGTGTCGCTAAAACCTCATTTCGTCACCACGTTTTCGGGATATGTCGTTGCCATCGACATATTCACTTTAGACAAAGGCTATAGTCTAAAGCCGGCTTTCTACAATTAGCCTGTAGCCTATGACCCCCGTTGAAGTAGCAGCGGCAGTCTACAGCAAGGAACCTTGCAGGCGCACCTTTGCCGAGGATCTTGAGGCTCACTTGCTCAATGGTCATGTTCACTCCACCGATCAGTATTTCATCATGGGTAGGAAGGTTAGGCGTGACGCACCTCATGCCGACATCGTGAATCCCTGGGTTAAACACGCTAACCCCGATTGCTGGTTAGTCTACTTACACGCCGGCAATATGCGCCTAGCCTTTGAAGCGGCAGATGTCCGACTTCCTTGGGTAGCTTTCGAGAAAAGAAATCGCCTAAAGTTCTACACATGGGATCTAATCCATAAAAGAACCGAGCGATTCTTTGCATAATTCCTCTTGCCAAGTTAGTACGCGGATGTTAATTCCGCTTAATGCTTTCCAAGATTGAATCGTTTTTCGATGAATTAGTTTCGGCTCTCACGCCCGAATTGGCACTTGCCGGCGGCATTCCGTTCCCCAAGGAGAACATTGATAAAAAGCCCACCTTGGCGCTCCACAAGGGGGGCGGGAATCCTCCACCTCCTCCTGCTCCTCCGCAGATCAACATCCCCCCTCCGCCTCCGCCTCCC